AATACTACTGGATACGTTAACACCGGCACTCTAACGGCAGCAACATCTGCTAATGTTGGGGCTAATATACAGATAACGACTTCAGCTGTAACAATCGGAAATTCTACATTAACGGCGTCAGTATCAGAAACAATATATTCTAATACAGGTTCAGTTAGTTTAATAGTAGCAAATGGAACATCTTTAGCTACTAATACTACAATTTTTGCTAATGGTATTAACACTACTGGTTATGTTAATTCAACGACATTTACAATAGGAACTTCTTTTACTGCTAATAGTACTCTAGTAAATGCTGCCGCGATTAATGTAGTCAACCAAGTTAATACTGCAATAGCGTTTGCTACAACTGGGTTTATTTCAAATAACTTTGTTAAAGCATTAAAAGTTGTAGCGCCCACTCCAATTATCAATAAAGGAACCGGTCTTCTTACTTCAATAGGGGCAACTATAACATTAGGATCGACTACTTATTATACCGCAGTCGATCCTACTGGCAGATTTCTTTATGCACCTCTTTCAGGAGGAACTACTGTCGAGCAATATAGTATTGATCAATCTACTGGTGCTTTAACAAGTATTGGCGCTGCAACAGCCGGTAATGGTCCTCAGGGTGTGGCAGCCGATCCTACCGGTAAATTCGTATATGTCGCTAATAATACTGATGGTACGATAAGTCAATTTAGTATTGATCAATCTACTGGGGCATTAAACAGTATTATTACAGCTATTGCAACAGGAGCTACTAAACCAATAGGCTTGGTGGTTGACCCTACTGGTAGATTTGTGTATGTAGGCACAACAACTGGTGGTCTTGCCTATGTTTATCAATATAGCATTAATCAATCTACTGGTGCATTAACTCTTATCGGTTCAAGTTCAGGTTTCACAAGTAGTAGTTGTTCGGTGGCGGTTGACCCTACTGGTAGATTTGTGTATGTCGCTGGAAGTAATGGCATAAGCGTATACAGTATTAATCAATCTACTGGTGCATTAACAATTGTTGGATCTGCCACGGCTATTACTGGTACTCCGTCCAGTATAGCAGTCGATCTTACTGGTAGATTTGTGTATGTTACAAATTCTACCGGAAACTTAGTAAATCAATTCAGTATTGATCAAAATACAGGCGCTGTAACTTCTCTCGGTACAGTAGCAACTGGAACTTTGCCGTTAAGCATTGCAATCAGCCCTAACGGTCTATACGCTTATGTTGTTAATAACACTGGGCCTACTATACAACAATATAGCATTAATCAAAGCACTGGTATATTAACTAGCTTAGGGACAGTTACTGGTGGGTCTCGAACCGTTACAATAGACCCTACTGGTAGATTCGTTTACGCATCTGCCGCGATCTTATATTCATTTTTAGTAAACAATTTATCCGCAGGTAGCGTAACAATTGCGGGATTGTTGAGCGTATCAAATTCATCATCTACGGCAAACTTATCGCCTTCTACGTTGACGATTGGCGCTACGACAGTTAATAATTCGTTAATTAACGCGGCTTCGTATACAGTTGGCTCTAACTTTATTGCTAATACGACAAAAGTTACTATTTCGGGTATACCATTACAAGCGAACGGCACCACAGGAACTGCCGGCCAAGTTTTAGCAAGTAATGGAGCTACTGGATCGCCTTATTGGACTGCTGCGTCTAGCGGTAGCGGTTCACCTGGCGGTTCCGCTACACAAGTTCAATTTAATGACACTAGTGCATTTGGCGGTTCAGCCGGGTTTACGTTCGATAAAACTACAAATAACGTAGGAATTGCTAATACATTAACGGTTAACAATAAATTGCAATTAGGAGCTCAGATCGGATTCGATTTTGGCACAACTGCGATTATTGAAATTGATCAATCAGCAAATTCGTATATTCAAACAGTAATACAAAACGCTAATACGCAACAAAACGCTTCTTCTGACTTAGTTGTTACAAATGATCAAGGTAATAACACAGTGTATTATGTCGATTTTGGTATAAACAGTTCTACGTATTCAAACACTCAATTTACAATCACTGGGTTTAATGATGGTTATGTATACTCGTCTAATAGCAACTTAGTTGTCGGAACAGCTTCTGCTAACGATCTGATATTTCATACTGGCGGAACTTTAGTCGCTAATGAAAGAATGAGAATAGCTGCGAACGGTAATATATACGTAGGTAATACAACAGTAAACTCAATGATCAATTCAACGAGCTTTACCTTTCAAGATTCAACAACACAAATAACTGCTGCAACAATGGGTAGAATATACGCCGCTGCTGCAGGTTTTGCTATGGCTTAAGGAGATAAACAATGGCAGGCAATCAAAGTCCAATTTATTCAAGAGTGGGAGATATTCAAGGCCCAACATTATTGACAAACCCAGTCGCTGCGGGGTCTAATGCGAGTTATAACGGAAGTGACGCTAATACATATCATCTTTACGCTGCGGATTATCTAAATGGCGGATTCGTTCAGCGCATTCGTTTAAAAGCCAACGGCACAAATGCCGCCAACGTTATAAGATTTTGGATTCATAACGGATTAGGAACTTTAGGGACTACTACAACAGCGCCGCAAACTCCAACTGCTACCGTTTCTGCGTCCGTCGGAACGATGACTCCTGGCACGTATTATATGAGGGTTCAAGCTCTTGATGCGTTCGGGCAACCCGGACCATTTTCAACTGAAATTTCAAACACCGTTCCATCAACAGGAAATAATCTCGTTTGGGGTTGGTCCGCTCCGGCAACAGTAACTCAAGGCGTGTCTCAGTATCGCGTGGCGATAGGTTTAGCTTCAAATCAACAACAATTTTACTACGCGAACATAAGCGGCTCAAGCGTTACGTTCACTCAAAATACCGCGTATATACTCGGCGGAAATCTCGGAACTTTTACTGGCGGATACATTGGACAGATTGCAAACTCTTCAACTCTGTTTGTTTCAGATTTAGCGTACAACACAACGTTTATAGGCGAAATGTCTTTGCCTGCAACAACGGCGATCGCCACTGCAGGTACAGTTGATATTGACTATCCGTTGAATATAGCTTTGCCGCCGGGATGGGGAATTATCGCTGGGTTAGGCACATTGGCAGGTACAGGAGCAAACGGTTGGTACGCTACAGCAATTGGCGGTAAATACTAATGTTAGATTTCTCTCACTTAGTCGACAATCCTAAAGTAAATCAGCAGATATTTTATCCAAATTCTGTAACTGCCGGAGTAGGTTGGTATACTTGGGTTAAACCTAGAGGCGTCAATTTTGTCGATGTTTTCGTTCTTGGAGGTGGTGGCGCCGGTGGAGCGGGCGCTACTGGCGTTGCTTCAACCGCTGCTGGCGGAGGTGGTGGCGGATCTTCTGCTCAAACAAAGATAACTTTTCCAGCTTACGCGATACCAGATATAATTTACATATCTGTTGGTTATGGCGGATTAGGGGGAACTGGTATTGGCGGTAATGGTATAACATCTTATGTTTCTATATATCCAACGTCAGGAACGGCGAACTACTTACTAGCTTTATCCAACGGTGGCTCCGGCGGAGGGTTGGCTTCTGGTGCTACTCCCGGTGCCTTAGGAGCGGCAGGGGGGATATCCACTATTGCTACAGCGCCATTAGCGGCGTTAGGTACTTTTTATAGTACAACAGCCGGTAACATCAATATTGCTGGGTCTGCTGGCATTATTGGTAGCGCTACGGCTGGCGCCGTGTTAACCCTTCCTACGACTGGTCTTGTTGTTACCGGCGGAACAGGCGGCGGCGGACTTCCGGCTCTATCTACTGCAGGTAATGCCGGAGGAACGTTCACTGTCCCTGCGGGAAACGTATTTCCTCCTGCGGCTGGCGGAACAGGCGGCGCAGCATCCGATGCTCCCGGCGGACAAGGAACAAACGGAACACAAGTTTCTCAAAAATTACTGTATTTTTACGGAGGAACAGGAGGAGGTTCTGGAGGATTGAGCGCTGCTGGCGCTGCTACCGCAGCTGGCGGACGCGGAGGAGCGGGTTGGTTTGGCGGCGGAGGCGGCGGAGGCGGCGGAGGATTTAGTGGCGCCGCCGTCGCTCAAGGCGGAAATGGAGGCGGAGGTCTAGTAATAGTGACTGCTTGGTAGTTTATAAATACATGATATCAATCAGGGAGCCTATACATGGCAACACCTATTACAAGAGAACAATTCAAACAGTACTGTCTTCGTAAGCTGGGTAAGCCAGTGATTGATATCAACGTTGATGACGATCAAGTTGAAGACCGCATCGACGAGGCGTTGAAGTATTATTGGGACTACCATTTTGACGGCACGGAAAAAACGTATTACAAATATCAAGTGACTCAACCTGATATTGATAACAAGTATATCACGTTACCGCAGAATATCATCGGTGCCGTAAATATATTTCCTGTAGGTTCGTCGCTGTCATCAAACAACCTATTCAACATTCGTTATCAGATTGCCTTGAATGACTTGTACGATCTCACGGCCACAACAATGGTGCCGTACTATCTTGCAATGCAACACATTCAATTTCTTGAACAGTTGTTAGTGGGACAACAACCGTTTAGATACAATCGTAACACGAATAAATTCTACCTTGACATGGATTGGGGTAAAGTCGGCGTCGGCGATTACTTTGTTATTGAAGCGTATCAAATTGTAGACCCTAACACCTATTCTGACGTCTGGGGCGATCGTTGGCTTACTCGTTACACTGAAGCTCTAATCAAACTTCAATGGGGTTCTAATCTTATCAAGTATCAAGATGTGTCGCTTCCCGGCGGAATGAAATTTAATGCTCAAAAAATCTACGATGATGCTACCAGAGATTTAGCCAAGCTAGAGGACGAAATGATTCATTCATATTCAATTCCCGTTGCAGATATGATCGGCTAATGGCAACCAACTTCTTTTTTCGTAACAACGATTATTCTCCTGAGCAAAATCTTCTCAGCGATCTAACCGTTGAGATGATTAAAATCTTCGGCGTCGATGTGTATTACATAGTACGCAACACTGGTAACGTGGACGAATTGTTTACGGAAGCGCCAAGCTCTTCTTTTGAACATGCCATTCCGATAGAAATGTACGTCAACACATACGAAGGGTTTCAAGGGCAAGGCGATATACTGAGCAAATTTGGGCTCAACGTTGCTGATAAGCTTGTTCTATCTGTTGCTCGTACAAGGTTTCAAGATGACATAGGAAACGATTACGCTTTGATAAGACCAAGAGAAGGAGATTTGGTGTTTTTTCCTTTAAGCAATGGTCTTTTTGAAATTAAATTTGTCGAGCATGAGAAAGCTTTTTATCAAACCGGCGCGTTGCAACACTTTGAATTGGAATTAGAGAAATTCAACTACGACAGCGAAATTTTTAGCACTGGCATCGCGCAACTAGATTCAATCTACGTCAAGTATGCAACATCAGATATTGCTTTTATAATGACAACCGAAGACGGCAAATACTATTTTATCACTGAAGATGAACAAGATTTAGTATTGGAATCCTATAGCGCTGAAGCTGTTTTAGAGAGCGCAGATCCTTCAAGTCAGAACCTTGAATTTCAAACCGTTGCTAACACATTTATTGATTTTACTATACAAGATCCGTTTAGTGAATCTGGAGTTTATTAATGTTTGGAACCAAATTCTATTTCGGCTCGATTAGAAAATATGTGGCTTTGTTTGGGACATTGTTCAACGATATTTCAATAGATAGAGTCGACCCCAAAACGGGTAAGGTTACAACGACGATTAACGTGCCTCTTTCTTACGGGCCAAGAGAACGATACCTTTCTCGTATTAGAGAAAACCCGGATCTATTGAGAGAAATAAACCAGATTTTGCCTAGAATGGCGTTTGAGATCAAAAGCGTCGAATATGACTCAGACAGAAAATTGAACACCGTTGGTAAAAACAAAAACGTTATATCTGGTAACGGAAACAAATTGTATTCTCAATACAATCCTGTGCCATACAACTTTAACATAGACCTTTCTATTCTCACTAGAAACGCTGACGATGCGATGCGTATTGTTGAACAAATACTGCCCTTTTTCAAGCCGGAATGGACGACCACAATCAATCTGATACCGGAAATGAACATCAAGATGGACGTACCGGTCGTGTTGAGAAACGTTCAGTACAACGACACTTACGAAGGAAATTACAGTGATAGATACGCTGTAATCTGGGATCTACAGTTTGTGCTTAAAGGCTATATCTATGGGCCTATAAGG